CGCTTTGAAATGTCTTCGATGGTGGAGATGCGAGAGCTTGCGCCAGATGAGAAGTGGAAGGGATGCCCGATCTTGATTGAGGTAGTCGAGTACGAGGACGGGCCTACTTGCTGCAGCCACACGGAACCTGTTTCGGGGCCACAAGGGAAGGACGGTAAGCCGGAATGAGATTCGTTTTGGGGTTAGCCCTCTTGGTGGGGACGGTATGCGTTGGGCAGCAGCCGAAACCGTTGACCTGCCCGAAGTATGAGCACGTCATGTTCCAGCGCGAAACCTGCATCCCAGACGGGTGCTTCATGGCTTCAAGTGAGCCGTATTGCGCTCCCGACCTCCACGTAGTCACAGAGAAGGAGTGGGCTGAGCTCCAAGAACGGCTGAAATGGCTCGATGAAGAGATTCGCTGCCTGAGTACCAAGAACTGTGCGATTGGACTAGGCAAGCAGCAGTGACCCTCCGGGGGATGTAGAGGAAGGTGGAGAGATGGGCGCAAGATTGTCCAAGAAAGATAAGCAGCTTCTCGCAGACGAGGAGAAGGCCGCTCAGATGTATCTATGTGCGCACCTCAAGATGACTGGCCCTATCGAATATATCGACGACGGGAAGACGGATGTAATTGCAAGCCTGCCTTGGCCGTCTCTAGTCAGGCTGCTTAGGGACTACGGCGTCAGCAGACTAGCGAACTTTTACGCTGCTGCAAAAGGAAAGCCCCAGCACAAGGCCGGGGCGTGAGGGCTGAGACGGGTTAGGGGTTAGGCGGTAGGGGGTGTCAGCGGCTCCGGGTTTGGCAGGAGCGCTTGCAGGCTCTCAACCGTGATCGGCGTTCCCGCTGCCTGACTCCAGCCGGCGAGTGCCTTGGTTGCGAGCTTGGCAAACACTTCCGCAAGTTCGATCGGCGCTGTCGAAGCAGGCACAAGAGATTCGATGATGCCCTTGAGCTCATCGACAATGACGAGGATTTCATTGGTGGTATCGGCTACCTGTTGAGTGCTGGCCATCACTTGCCTCCTGCGTAAAGCGATTTCACATCTGAGATCAATCCAGGCAGCGCAGCTAGTGCCGTTTCTACGTCTGTCTGGGCTTGCTGGAGAGCCGCTTGGCCCTGCGATGCGGCCTTGGCCGTCTCATACGTCACCATCGCGTCTACGGCGGTTTTCTGCGCGTTCTTGGCCTTGGTGATCGCAGCGAATGCCTGCTGAGTATGCGGAATGCAGGGAGTCGCTGAAGCTGGAGGACAGGGAGCAGAGGCTGAAACCTCATAGGCCGCCTGTGCCGAGTCAACAGCCGCCTTCGATGCGGAGAGGGACTGGAACGCCTGCCGCTCCCAGTTGGTGCAGCCGACCGCAGCAAAGACGATCAGCAGCAGAACATATTGCGCGTAGTTTCTCATGGTTTGGTTGTCTCCTGAGTTGCGGTGACGGTGGTGGTTACGGTTTCGGTCGCTGTTGGCAGCGGGGATTGCTTCAAATAGCCAGCAACCGCAACCAGCGCATTGACCCCGCAGACGGTAGCAAGCTTGCTCAGTCCAGCGGAAGTGAAGTTGAAGGAATCAGGAGCCACGATCACTAGCGTGACGCCAGACGCCGCGCTAGATATGGCCGCTGCTACCAGTGAGTGAAGCCATGCTTTCCAGTTCATATTTCTCCTTACACAACCTGCAAAATACAGTCGCCTGATGTGGCGATCTGCTCCCTGAGTGACCGTGCCAGAATGATGCAGCCGTAGCTTGCACCCTCGTTATGCAGAGCGTTGTCGCCGTGAATCATGAATCCGCCGCGTCCGAACGTCTCTGTGCCTTCGTCGGGGCTCAGCCTTGCTACCAGAGGGCCCTTGCCGCCCGGATCGTCAAAGAAGTGGCTGATCGTCCAGCTTCCCCTTGGGATGGGCCCTGTGTTGTGAATGCTCTCCATCTCAGGGTTATTGACGCCTGCCTGGTGCCCGGAATAGCCAGTGCCGATAATGATCCCGTTGCGAATCAGGCTTCCGTTGGAGGAGTTGTAGACCCACATTCCATTGCCTCCAGTCTCATGCGTGCCTCAGCCTTCACCACAGCGTTGTCCAAGCCGAAATCGCTTAGGAATTGCAAACCTCGCGCTTCGAGGTAAGCAGCAGCTAGCACAATGTCGTCGCTCGGCTCACACTCGTACTCCCACTTCCAGTCGGACAATCGCATGTCATCCCCCGCTACTCGATCCCTCTTACTTTCGCTACTTCCTTGGCTAGCGCGTGAATGGCGTTTTCGTTGGGGAGCAGCAGGCCGGAAAGAATCATCTGCACCTGCCAATCCGAAAGCACTGCGTCAGGCTTGGTTACGCCTGCTGGTAGCGGCCTGGAGGCTGGTTCAGGTGGGCACGGGGGCTGATTGGGCCCTCCGCATGGTCCGATCACTGGCTTTGGCATCTTACTGGTCCTTTGCGTTGAAGTTCTGTTGCGGCTGCGAAAGTGACTGCTGCGGAGATTGGCTTATGTGATGCCGCTGTTCGAAGTGGTCTGCCCAGTTGAGCATCCATCCGAAAAAGGTGAGGATTAAGCCGCTGAGAAGCGACAACCACCAGAAGTGAATCCGCGCCCGGCGTTTGTCTTTCTTCTCTTCTTCCTTTTCCTTTAGCTCGAGTTCTTCTTTCTCTTTCTTCTCTCTCCGCGCCTGATCTTCCTTGTCTCTTTTTTCCTGTATCTCGCGCTGCTTCGCACGTTCATCCTGCCGAGTAAAGAAGTCATGCGCTTCCGTATGGAAGTTCCTTGAGATTTCCACCCACCCCTCCACGATTCTGAGGCGTTCTTCGATTCGCGATAGACGCTCCCCGTGGTTATCTCCACCACTACCAACGTATCGAGCTGTCATTTTGTCCCAAGGCCCCTCTCAAAAGTCCCTGCACCTCTCGGCTGAGCTGTTACCGCTCCAGCAGGGTTCAACGTGTTACTGAAGTCCTACCGACCCTGAGACAACCAGCACCGGAGGTCCCACCACCGGCACTTGGGCTTGAGCGGGCATCTGAAAGGTGATAATCGGTGATGTCGCCGATACGCCTCCCGCTGCTGTAGTGCCTTGCGATGAATAGTTGATGGTTGAACCCCAAGAGTGCGGGTCGTTGTAGTTCTGCGGAGTCGAGGTCTGCGAGAACTGAATACACTTCCAGTTGCCGATCGCCGCACCAGTAACCGGAGTCGGACACAAGCTGGAGGCTGTTTGCCCCGCTCTGGCGGTGTCTAGCTGCGCCTGAGTGCAGTTGGAGCTAGTCATCCCCACGCAAGTCCAGAGCGCGGTCACAGAGGGCAGCGCGTTGCTGTTGGCGATAGGAACCTGCACGCATGGACTCGTTGTAGAGCAGGACTGCCCAAACGCTACAAGGCCTAGCATTGTGTAAATCAGACCGATACCGAGTAAAGCTTTCTTCATTGAACCCCCTGTGTTCCTGAAAGTGTGACCCTGCCGCCCATTACGCTCGTAGTGGTGCTAGCAGCATTGACTTGCCATGTGCCGCCCACCACTGCTGACGAGACGTACCCGCTCTGGCAGGCAATCACGCGGTACTGATATGTGCCTGCCGTGGTGATGCTCAGGTTTCCACCCGGATAGGCTGTGCTCCCGCATGTCGGCGCAGAGCCATCGGACGTGTAGTGCATCGTGCAGCCTGCCGTGGGCGAAGTAAACCCTACCGTCATCGGCAGAGTTGTTGGGGGGGCGGTGTACGTGCCTGAGAAGTTCGGGCTGAGCTGCGAAGGGTCGCCGCAAGTGAGAATCGGCGCGAAGCTGGCTGTCAGCGTCCCATTGCTGCTCAGGGTGCAACTCGTAGTTCCTGTTCCTGAGGCCGCAGAACATGCCCCGGTGCCAGACCATCCCGTAAAGCTGAACCCTGCATTCGGAGTTGCGGTGCAGGCTCCTACCGAGGTTCCCGTTGCATAGCTGCCTGTAGTGCAGTTGGTGCCCGAAACAGATCCATTCGCATTCGTGAGCACGAGCGTATTCATGGGCGTGATGACATAGGGAGCGGAGCCAACCGCCGAGTTAGTGAATGTCGGCTGAGTGGCGATTGCCTTGAGCGTTAGAGACGATGGAACCGCTACAGGCAGATAGTAAGGCGTGCTCCCTGTCGTCGGCGTGCTTCCATTGGTCGTATAGAAGACGTTCGGCGCAAGCGAGAAGGCTACGAGGTTGTCAAAGTCCACCGTGTTCGTCAGAGTCGCAGAGGCCTGGTTCACATCCCACTGATGCTGCAAGGCAAACTCATTGCGCGTCCAGGTAGTCTTGGAAACTGCCGTGCCCTGCGGAGTTAACCCCGTGGTTGCGTCTTGCAGGTTGTAGCAGGTGAGCCCAGTTCCTGCGGTGTAGTCTCCGACGCACAGCCGGTCATAGTAGAACGTGCATCCCGAGGCAGGGCCGGTGTTACAAACCGCATCGTGGTGCATCCAGATTTGGGTGTAGATCCAGTGATTCGCGGGCCATGAGTAGGTGGTGGAAATGGTTCCATCGGCTGCCACGAGCTTGACGTTGTGCCAAGATCCCCCTTGTGGGTCGAACCTAAACTTCCCATTGGGAAAGTCGAAGTCCCAGCCTTGGCCGATATAGACGCCTGCCGTGGTGTTGTAGTTCGTGTCATATTCGAGATGCTCCCCTGCGACAGACGTTGTGTTGACCTTTTGGCAGGTTTCCCTTACCCAATAAAGAGCCGAGTCGCCGCCTGAATACGTCCATTTCGTCGGAGCCAAGAGAGATGTGTTGAAGTTCCCGCTCTGCGTGGTAATCCCATACGTCGTATTCGCAGCAGAGACGTTTCCAGGCAGGGTGATTCCGGGGAAGCTCGTTGCGATGTTCGTTCCTACAGGACATCCATTCTGATTTGCCTGCCCATAGGTCGCAGTCAACGAGGCTGCGGAGTCATCCCCTCCCGCATCCTGTCCATTCTGTACCGGGTGAATGCCTGTGCCTGAGTTTGCAGCCGTGACGACGCCGAGATTCGGGCCGCCTGCTGCTACTGCGTTGGTTTTGTCGGTGACGTTGCAGTAGAGATCCCCTACCGGAACCCCGGTAGGTGTCAGGGCAGAGCCGTTCCAGCCCTCTGCGCAGTTGGTGTAGAGGTTTCGGCTGGGCGCATCACCGTTTGATGAATTGCCGTTTGAGCCCTCAGTTGCCTTGAAGACTTGCGTACCAGAAGGAGAGGTGATCGTCACCCACTGCGCACTGGAGTAGGTTCCGGCTGGAGGGGTGAAGGTCGGAGTCGCGAGGGTATTTGAGAACGTTGCAGTGACCGTGCAGGCGTTGTTCGGCATCGTGCCGGTGAAGGTCGAAGTTCCTGAACCTCCGCAGCCCGTCACGCTGGTGATGGTCGATCCAGCTGAAGGCGTGACGGTGCAGGTATATGTGGAACCATAATTGTGAGCGCCCGAACATCCTGTAATCGTGCCTGAGCCCGAACCTGCCGTAGCGGTAGTTAGGGTCCAGCTATTCAGCGTGAAACTCGCCGTTAGAGTCGAGTTGGCAGCAAGCGAGAACGGTCCACACGTACCCGTGCCCGAGCAGGACGCAGAGCCCGTCGAAGACCAGCCTGAGAACGAATAGCCTGTATTCGGAGTGGCCGTGCAAGCGCCGATTGAAGTACCGGAGGCATAGGTTCCTGCCGAGCAATTCGAGCCGCTGATTGAGCCGTTGGTTGCGGTGATTCCGAGAGTGAAGTTGGTTCCGCTGGTGCCATCCGGGTAGGGGTGAGCAAGTGGAGTATAGCTGGCGATTCCGGTGTAGATACCGACGCTCGACGGCTTGGCCGAACCTGCGAAGTAATCCACGGCACCGTTGTAAGGCCCCGCCAGAGAGTGTGCAGTGCTTTTGAGGTAGTTCGCCATGTTGCGCGGGCTGCTTGAAACGTCCAGATTGAACGTCACTGAATTCGTGCAGCTTCCGCCTGTCGAGCAACCTGATTGCGCCCCGTTATTCCACATGATGAAGGGAACAGAGTTGACGTTTGACCGCGTACATCCACCAGCGATGCAAGCTGAGCCAACCTGTCCAGCGCAAGGCCAGCCTGGAGCATTCGTGTCTCCAGCGTTTACGTCAATCTGCGAGTTTGACGGAGGGCTTCCGGCGCATTCACCAGCGATACCTCCGGTCTGTATTCCCGCTCCGCGATCCTCGTCAATCTGAAATGAGTTGACGCCATAACCCGTGATTGTGTTGTTGAAGATTACGCCCGTGCCTGCCTGGAATCGCCCCGGGTATCCTGCCGAGCAGTTGGTTCCTGAGCAGCTGTAATTGTTGTTGTAGATTTCAATCCTGCCGCCATCCCACTCGCCATTCCGCGTCCAGTGGGCGTAGTTGTAGCAGGTGCCGGTGATCGTGTTGTACCGAAGCACCATTCTCTGCGGGCCAGATTCAGAATCACTCAGAGCGCCAGCGCCATAGGAACCAGTACAGGCAAAAGACGAGTCTTCGATGTAGACCGCGTTCTGATCCCCGAGTCCCAGCGCATAGGTCCGCCCAACGGTTTCGCCCAAGAGCAGCGAAGAGGAAGGCGGGTACTCAGAGTTCAAGTACATCGCCTGCTCGAAGTGATTCCCCGCCCCGACTGATCCGGTCAGGTTGCCGAACCGCCCATAGACGGGCCCGTAGATAATGAAGTTGTTGCCTCCCGCCGAGGTCGTATAGGTGAGATTGTCGATGCGGTAGAAGCCTGCCCATGTAGTCATGTCGGGGTTTGAGGAGTTGATGTTGACTCCATGCCCGCCATTTTGCGTAAACCCCGAAATCCTGAACGCCGCTGCCGTCGATTGATGGTTCCCCGCTGCCCCGGTGACGCGAACGGCAAACATGTAATCCGAAGGCGTGATGGTCGGATTTGAGCCGATCACGTTGATATTCTTGTCGGCCCAAGAGACCGGCGTAGACCATGAGCAGGAACCGCTTGGCACATACACCCCATCCCCGATGAAGCTGGTAGGGCTGACGTACCCCGCTCCACCGGACGCAGAAGCGTTAATCGCCGCCTGAATGTCCGATTGGTTGCAGGTCGTTGCCTGCCGACAGGTGCCCGTTTCCCCATGCGTACAGGAGACGGTGGAGAACTGACCCAAAAGTGGTAGAGGAGCAAGGAGGCAGAGTGCTAGACTGAACGCCCCATGAAACACATACGCCCGTGGCAGTTCTTTGAGATGTACAAGGGAGAGAACCGAGATATTGTGCTTCCTATTCCGCATCGGCGCGGACTCGGAGCATTGATGGCCCTTGAGACAATGGTTCTTATTGCCGCCGCTCGCATGGTCAATGCAGAGAGAATCTTCGAGTTCGGCACCTTCCTTGGAGCGACTACCCGAGCCTTCGCCCGAAACACTTCTGCTCAGGTCGTCACGCTTGACCTTGCTCCCGAAGACATTCAGAACCTTCCACAGAATGCGTCGGAGGCCGAGATAACATCCGTTCATTTGGGCAGCCCTCTTGATTTCGAGGGGCAGCCCGAGAGCGAGAGAATTACCGTTCTGCACGGCAACTCCCTGACGTTCGATTTCACGCCGTTCCAAGAGTCCTTCGATCTGGTTTTTATCGATGCTGGACATGAACTTCCAAACCTCATTTCCGATACTCAGAACGCGCTCAAAATCGTGAAGCCGAACGGTTGCATTGCCTGGCATGACTACGGGAATCCCGACTACCCAGACCTGAAGGAATACCTCGATGCAATGCCAAGTCTCATCCACATCGAGGATTCCTGGTTGTGTGTTCTATTGCGCTAGCGGCTGACATGTGAGTGTTCCCGTGAAAGTGGCTGACCCCGAAGTGCTCGTAATTTGCACGGCATCCACGTTGTTCGTTGTGTACTCAATCGATCCGCCGATGTAGTAGTAATTCGACCCGATCTTTGGAGTATTAGTCTGTTCACCGACCATCGGAGTGGTGCCCGCATTCAGAGGGTCGTGAAGAATAAGCGTCCCCACGATGCGGTCATTGGTATTCCAGTTTGTATCGCCAGAGAATAACGAAGGAATGATCCCTGCCGAAGAACTCGACACTGCGCTTCCATTCGTCCTTTGATAGAGGTAATGCGCGGCTGTCGAATCATAAGTGCCCGACAAACCAAATCGGATGACGTCTGTTTGTCCAGACCCGGACGCCTGCGTGACGTTGTAGCGAATCTGATAGTCCTTATAGGTTGATGTAATGCAGCCAGTTACAGAGAGCGCAGTCACCCCCGTTCCACTTACAGTTGTCGGGGCGGGAAATGACGATCCCGCTGCTTGCCATGTGGCAGTGCTTGATGATGTTGCCGTAGGTACGTAGCCGGTAGAGGGGGTCCCGGTAACAGTGATTCCGCCAATCTTTGTGGCGTTGATGGTTCCTGTTCCGGAGACATCCATTGACCCGCCCGATCCAACAACCATGGCCGCTGTGGTGTTCGTTCCGGAAGTGATTGCCGAAAAGGCTGAACCGCCTCCCGATACGCCGCACGCGCCTCCTGCGTCATCGACCAGCCACGTGGTTCCGTGCAATGTAGGCTGTCCGCAATGGCCGCTGGTAAAAGTTCCCGATAGTGGAAGCATGAGTGTATCCGCCCCATTCACCCAACAATGCCAATTCTTGTTTGTGGAGTCGTAGCCACATTCTCCATTGGCAAGGGATGCGAAGCTAGCCGCCACAGGTAATTTGAACTGCGTTGCGCCCGACGCGTCAGGAGTGCCGGTGAATGTTGGGGATGCTGTGGGAGCCTTGGCATTGAGCGCGGTCTGAAGATCGGTTTGGCTGCTCAGGGTTCCGGTAATTGAACCCCATGCGGTTGCAGCTGTGAGTTGGTTATTTGAACCCGAGTCCGAAATCTTCGTCGTGTACGCTGTGTCAATGGCGTTCGTGTTGAGAAACGAGTTATTAGAACTCGTAGCATCCGCCGAAATGCCAGTTACTGAACTTCCCCCTCCTCCGATCCAGTTGCCAGACAGAGCGTTGCGCACTGAAGTGTTTTTTAGGATGACGTTCGTTATGCTGGTTGTGTTGACCTGAAAATTGTTTCCTGTGACCGTTACACCAGAACTGCCATCCAGAATCAGAGAGCTTGACGGGTTACTGAACCCCGCCCAGCCTCCAAAGAAATGGTTGTCGCTTACGGAAATTAGCTGCGATGAGTGAAGGTAAATTCCTGCTGTAGACATGCCCCCATTGGGCACAATTTGCATATCGTGAATGGCTATACCATACGAGCTTTCAATGTCGATTCCGTACGATCCGCCGCTCGCTTCGGCCCATCCCCCGCCAAATTCTATAGTCGATTCGTTGGTGGGCAGCGTGCCGGTAACGTAGATACATGCGACTTTGCAGTTGTCTAGGATCGGGTCAGTGAAGTGCAGGTCTGATTCATGGAACCCGCCTCCCCCACCCGAGCCATCAATATAGACCCCATAACTAGTGGCTTCTGTCTGAAGACCCTGCACCATCAGGTCGGAGATGATTGATCCAGTAACATAGACGCCATAGATCGTCGGAGTGCCGGTTACAGTGCCAACTCCAACGCCAGGACGGGTAAGGATGGTTGACGCGAAAGGGTCTGAGCCATCGAGATAGAATCCGTAGTAGGAGACGCTTGCATTTGGGGTGAACGATCCAAATCCGATTTGCGCATCGGAATCGTTTATTTCCCCAACGCCGCAGTTTCCAAAGCCCTTGAGGTAGAAACCCCTCACTGCATCCTCTGAGAACACGCGATTCACGAAGGCTCCGCACATGAAGCTGAGTGAAAGGTTTGTCGCGGTTCCTGTGGGCTGTATCGTCCTCTTGAGGTCCAGATCGGAAATATAGTTGTGGTACATGTACGTCAGTTGCGTTGTACCTGTACCTGCGAAGTCGAAGATGGTCGCGCTTGCTGAAGTGGTGAAGACGACTGTCCCGGTTGTGTTGCCTTTCGAGTTCGTCTGGCAGCCCTTGATCCCGATGTTGTTTCGAGCATGGACGTTGACCACCGAAGCAGATTTGTAGGTGGCGCATTGCAGAACCATGTTGCCAACGCTGATTGAGTCAATCGTCTTCTGAAATGCCACTGCGTTGTCGGTGCCGGTGCCTGCCGAATAGACCCCATCTCCCACCGCGCCGAACCATTCCGCATTCGCGTCCTGTGCAGCGAGGGCGACTGATCCAGACCCGGCAAAGTGCTGAACCGGGGATGCGTCCGTGGTGGTGATAGGCTTCGAGAACGTGACGGTCTGCCCGCTTGCAATTGTCCACAGTCCAGCTTTTGAGAACTGCACAGGACAAGTAACGGTGCCACCTGTTGCGATAGAGAGCGGAGTGGTTGCGTAGAGAGTCCCGGTTCCGCATTTTGTATTCAGAGCCGAAACGGTTGTTTCTGATGCGGAGCCGGGAACGTTGGTGTAACTGGCTCCCGTGCCTCCCGAAGCCTCGAGATTGATCGTGGAACCAGATGGTGTGATAGCGACGGTCCCGCCTGTAGAGGTAAGCGAGAGCCCGCCTGCCAGAGAGTTGAGCGTGGTCACCCCAGCAGCGCCGAGACACGTACCCGCTCCACCATTGGCTGAATACTTGATACAGTGAGAGCCCGAATCGCCCCACAGGAGATCGTGGCCCGCTGCTGGCGTAGGTGCCGTTCCTTCTGTGGAATCCCATGTTCCGCCCTGCCCAACGACTGTGCCTGTCGTGGTGAGGGTTTTCATGGTTTCGTTTCCGGCTCCATCTGTAGTGAAGCCAGTATCTCCACCGAACGAGCCTCCATTGTTGTATTGGATCTGCCCGTTGGTGCCTCCAGGCGATGTGCTGCCGCCTGAAAAAGTGCAGCCGGTTCCCGAGCAGCTGACGCCAGAGCCTGAGAACGTGAATGCACCCGCAGAGCCGTTAATACTGAGCACGCCGCCAGCGGAAACAGAGATTGGAGCGGTTGACACCCAGAAGCCGGGGAGCACGTTGGAGCCGTCTGTTGAGGGTGCGCAATTCGCTTGCCCTGAAGCGTCAAAGCTTGGCGTTCCTGGAACTCCGCAGAGCGCGAAATCGGTGATTGTTCCGCTTACCCACTGCACAACAACTGGCGTGCCCTCCACACCTATCGCAGCAATTACGGGAGGAGTGGAGCTGGTGATGTTGATGGGGTAGCGAGAATTGATCCCTCCCGTATTGACCCAAGGGGGGGCTTGCGAACTAACCGTGTAGTTCGTCCCATTGACGCTGATTACCCAGCTTCCCGATTGGTCTGTGAGTAAGTCATCGTTGACGCCAAGTTGGAGTTGTGTTGCGCCATGAGGCACGTAGAAGGTGGTCGGGCCGTTGCCTAAAGCGACTGGCTGGATAACATTGCCAGAGGAATCCGTGAAGGCTCCAACGAGGGAGTCGAAGTTAGGAGGAGAAAAGACGTTGCCCCCAAACTTGCTTGGGATATTCAGCACACCGCCTGAAAGAATTGGCAGGCCGCTATTGCCATCTGTTGTGACTGAACTGACTGCTCCGCTTCCGCCATTGAAGGTGCAGGTCGTTACTCCCGAACTAGTCGAGCAGCCGCCGAACCCATCTCCGCTTAACGTGAAATCGCCAGTCTGCCCCTGGATCGAGGAGACTCCCGGCTGATTGCCGCCGATCTGCACTGTAGAACTGGGCGTGCCGCCGATGGACACCTGCGCAACCGCCAGAGAGGGGAATAGAACGAGCAATCCGATCAGCTTTTTCATTTGCAAAGCACCTCAATGTACGGGGTAGCGGCGTCGTAGGAGTGGTCTGGTACGCGTTGCATGGCAATGGTTGCGGTGGTAAGGGTGTTCGACACGAGCACAAAGACACCCATGTGCGTGTCATCAAAAACAGAGGTTTTGGTGCCGGGAATCACTGCGAAGACTTGGGTGGTGCAGGCAGTTGGGAAGTTGATTGTCTGCGTAACCGAGGAGTCAGACATCGAAGTTCCCGATGCCCACTGCAGGATGAGCCCGGAACCGAAGGTCTGATAGCCGTTCGCTGTGAGCGAGGAGGTTCCGAGGGCGCACGGCGCTCCAGCATCCCCGAGGTTCCCTGAGGACCATTGAGCGCAGTTGCCATCTGTACCGGCTGCTGAGGCCGTTACCGCGTCCGTTCCGCTTCCGGTTGTATGCAGGCCCAAAGCGATGGTTCCCGAGGTTGTCACCGGAGAGCCGGAAACCGTCATCTGCGCAGGAACCGAAACGCCAACGCTGGTTACCGTTCCACCCGAGGCCGGAAGTGCTGTCCAGTCTCCTGTGCCGCCGTCGCAATACTTCCCTGCTGCCTTGGTGCCGCCGCAGAGCGAAAGACCAGCCTTCTCCGGGCTCGATACGTCGAACGTCCAATTGCTCAGCACGGGGCTGAGATTGGTCATGGTGAAGTGATTTGCCGGAAGTGGCCCGCCTACATTGATCGTGTGCAGCGTTTTGTTGATGGTGATATAGGCATCGCAATCCAAGCCTGTGACAGTCGAGTTTTCAAAGGTGATCGCGCCTGCTATCCCGCATCCCCCACCCCCTGCTCCCCCGGCTGGAATGTTGTCGGCTGTCCAGATGGTTGTGCCGAAGGAATCCTTGAGCACGAGCTTCAGCGTGGCAGTGCCTACCCAGATATTTGCGCTTCCTGAGGCGTCGAGAATGATGGGATTGGTATTTGTTGAGGTGCCGCTTGCATCCGTGTAAGTCGGCGTGCTGGTGGTCGTACCTGCAAGATAGGTATAGAGCTTGCAGCCCGCGCACGCTGCTCCAGATTGGTCAAAGAACGTCCAATGTGGCTGCACGAGGGGCGTCTTCGACTGGGCAAAGGCCAGCGAGCCACACAACAGCGCGAAAGCAGCGAGTAACCGCTTCAGTTTCATCTTGAATTTCTCCAGTTGCGGGTGATAGAGTCTCAACCCTATGGAATTTGTTCTTGGCTGCCTGCTTTTCGGCGCTGCCTTCGTGGTTCTCGCCAAGGTTGCGTCTGGGATATTCTGGGACACAAAAGCGTCCCGAGATCGCACTTCTATCGATTAACGCTGTTGTAGACGTTCAGTAGCTTCCCGGCCCCAGCCATCCCAGCAGCACCTAGCGCAGCAGGAATCGCGTATTTCTTCGCGGCGTCGTACCATTCCTGCAATTTCGCGGCTGTATGGTAGTCATTTAGGCCTTTGTAATAGTCGGCTGCATGGCCTACCTGGTCGGCAGCGTTGCCGATGTCCTGCTTCAGCCCGACAACCATCTGCACGAGCTGACGACGAACCGGAGGAGCCATTTTCATGGTTTCGTCGGCACTCAGACTGCCCAGAACTTGATAGAAATCTCGCGCCTCTTCATAGGTGAGCGGCCCTGCCTTCGGATTGGTGATCCGGTTGAGGAATTTGTTGACTGTTGGGCCGAGATTCGTCTTCCTCTGCCAGTCCATGAGTTTCAGCGCAGCATCTCCCGCATTATCGAGGTTCACGGGGATCTTGTTGGCGTCATGTGCGACTGATTGCAGCAGCCCACCCGCCTTTTGCTTCATTACGGAAGGCACAACCTTCTCCGCAATGGCTTGGGCCGCCTGCCCAGCGTAAGGAGCAGCTACCTTTGCCGCTCCGCCAAGCGCCCTGCCGCCTTCTACGGTCCCGAGAAGCTGCCCCGCCGTGTTCTCTGCGGCAAGTGCAGTTCCGCCCTGCTGCTGGTCGTTCTGGAAGTTCTCAACCATCGGCTTTACCAATTCAGCGCCGAAGGTGTACGGGTTGCCTCCGCTTGCGATGAGCGGTTTGGCCACTGAAGCGACTGCGTTCAGCGGATGCCGCGCTGTGTCTGCGATAGTCTTGATGGCTTGGCCGCCAACCTGGAGCGCTCCCCCAAGCAATCCCTGCTCTCTGCCGCCTGATCCGACTGGGTTGGTGAGCGCTTCCCAGTAGCGATTTTCAGGATGGTCGGGCTGATCCGGTGCGCCGAGCTTAAATCCGGCTTTGACGGCATCCTGAGCGCGTTCCTGTGGGATGTATCCGACTTTCCCATCCGGCGATGTCATCTCATAAGCAGGCTTGAAACCAGCTTTTAGAGCATCCTGCACCTTCGACTGCGGGATCTCGCCTGTAGTCGTTCCGTCTGGCGCGAACATTGGCACTGTTGCGTTGGTTGCCATTAGTGAGCCTTGCCGCCGAACTGCGCGAAGGGATCATTGCCCGCCGCTGGCGTAGCTGCCGGTGCGCTCTCGTCATTATTGAAGGCGGGTTTACCCTGCATGCCCTGCTGGAATTGAACCTGAAGGTTATGAGCCTTCGAGCGGAGGAGCATGCGGTATGTTGCGATCGCGCCTTTCAATTGCATGGGACTCTGAGCACGGCTGAATGTGCCGTCAACCTTCTCGATTTCCTTATCTGTTGCTCCTGAGGCCTTGAGAGCCGCCGCCACTTCACCAGACATGGCGTTTTTCGCCGCCTCAAAGTTGGCTGGTACAGGACTGCCCGTGGCAGTAGCCCAAGCCTGTTTTGCCTTGTTCGCGATTTGCAGGTTTGAGTTGTTAAGATCCGCGCCGAGTTTGTCGAGCAGGTCGAGATGCTGCATGGCTGTGTTGAAGGCCGTGAGCTGCTGAGCGCCCTTGCCGGAAGTCATGTACTTGTCTTCGGCCTTGATTGCCTGCGTTGATGCGCTGCCCCTGCCCTTCATGCCTACCGCATCGTTGCGCCGAACCATGATGGTTTCGCCGGGGTTGTTCGGGTCGGCTACTTCGGTCGGCATCTGCAAGAGCGCACTCATGCGCACCTGGGCGGGCGCGATCTTCGTTTCCTTGGTGTACTCCTGGAATGCCTTTTGGCGATTCTCTGGCGTGTTATCGAGCTTGCGAGATTGCAGGTAGTCGTAGATGAACTTGTCGGTGTCTGTCTTGCCGCCGCGTGCGAGGTCCATCTGGCCCAACTGCACATCAGTCTGCGTCTTCGTGAGCCCAAGAGCCTTTTCCTGCCTGGAGAGCGCATCATCCAGATACGCATTCTGCATCGACACGAACGGGGCGAACTGCTTCAACTGCTCCTTGGTCATCGGCTGTTGAGGGTTGAGCGGAAGCTTCTGATTGCCGGGGATGGCGTTGTACTGCTCGACGATCTGAGGCCACTGGGCCTGCAATGCATCGTCAGGGAGGTTCTGGATGTTGTTGTAGAGCTGCTGGGTTTGTTCGTGCGCAGCCTTCATGTTGGCAAGCTGGTCTTTGTCGAGCGTTGCCAGAGATTGACGCTGCTCGATATCGGCTTTTTTGAGCGCGGAATAGGTCTGAGCCGAGAGCCCGCCTTTTTTCGCCAGCGTATCTGCAATCTGGCCCAGAGTCTTTCCTTGCATCGACGGGTCGGCCATCGCATCGCGAAAGGCTTGCTGGTGCTTCTGTGCCTGCTGCTCCTGTTGAAGCTGAAGTTGCCCAGACTGCACGCGTTGCTGCGCCTCCTGCTGCTGGAGGGGAACAAGGGCCATCTGGTTCTTGAGCGCAAGGATTTGCCCGATCTGGCTGGTTAAGTCTTGTTGCGGCTGCGGGCCCTGAACGTGCAGTGCCGGAAGAGGAATGGTCGCCATCTATGCAATCCCCAACTGTTTCAGCATCAGAAGTTGTGAAAGGTTGTTGCCCGTGTTTCCAATCGCCCCGGACCATGCGTTGCCGGAGCCCACAATGCCGGAGGCGTTGGCCGCGCCTGCATTGTTGTAGTCCTGCCCAATCTGCTGGCCTGTGCCCAAGAGATTTCCGGTGACGTTGTTGGAGGATTCCTGCCCGAAAGCCCCGAGCGAGTTTGCAGCCTGCTGCCCTGAGTTCGACAGTCCCAAAAGTCGGCTGTAGATGTTGTTCTGGTCGTTGTTCCAGACGCCGTAGTTCGTGCCGAAGGTGCTCAGAGCGCGGTTGTACACATTTCCGTACTCGTTGCTGGCGTAGTCCTGCCCGTACTGATCCAGAGCCTTGGCCGTTCCGCCTGTGAGCACTCCACCGCGTGCCGCTGCGCTGCGCTGAATGGCGTCGGTGCCCATCTTGAGCCGTGCCTGGTAGCCGGGATCGTTCTGCTCTGTGATGTCCGTGGGAGCAGTGAACTGCTGGCCGTAGCCCTGAATCAGCGAGCCGAAGCCGCCAGTCTGCCCCGGAGCGGTCTGTGTGCCGAGAGCCTGATTCATCGAGCCGCCCGCAGTTACGGGATTCGCCCTCGGAACCCCTGCGGGTAGGCCGCCAGAGGCTTGCAGTGATCCCGTTCCGCCCATCGCTGGAACCGCCCCTACTGCGCCAGAAGTGGGCTGTACGGGGCTGCCTGGTGCAAGGAGTGAACCTGTGCCGCCGAGTCTCGAAACACCCGTCGCCGCGTTGGTCTGTGGCTGGCCTGCTGTCTGAGGGTTGAGGCCCTGTGCTGGCTGAACCTGCCCGCCGAGAGAGGTATTCGGAGAGATGCCCAAAAGGTAGCTGAGATTGTTCAGTGCTCCCCCGCCTGCCTGAAGCCAAGGGGCAAGGTTCTGCTGGGTCTGGTTGTAGACGCCGTTCTGGTAGTTGAGGGCGTTGTTGGAGCCTTGCAACTGAAGATTTGCCGCCTGTTGAGCAGCCTGCATCTGCTTGTCGGCAGCACTTGAAGCCGAATGCGATCCAATCAGCGCAGAGCCGATCGAACCCAGAGCACTGATTCCTGCGACTGCTGCTAACGGCATTAGGCTTTCCTCCTGAAGATGTTCCAGTTCAACCGCTCAAACCCCAATTTCTGTGCAATCCTGCCGATTCTCTTGCCTGCGTCATCGCAGCGCGTCATGGTGAGCACACGATCCGCGCCTAAACGCTCTTTGGCGAACTTCGTTGCCAGTCGATACACCGCTAACAGGTGCGCCGAGGAATCCCGTGCCCACAAACCCTCGAGGAAGATGGCGTTTTGTAGCATCTGGTAGGCGATGACCTGCCCCGCGTCGTCAAACTCGACTGCTGCCACATAGCATCCCGGCTTGGGTATCTCAGAGCCGTTCTGCTTGAGGATGGGGAGCAGATGCTGGTCTAGTTCGGCTTGGCTTTCGAGGATCTTGTACATTAGGTCGGGTCCACAAACCCCGTAATCACGCCATTTGCGTTCCAGCTAATCGATCCGTCTGTACCGCCGCCCGTCAACTTGAGCAGCGTGATCGTGTGCGCTGTGACTCCGGGGAACTTGCTATCCGTGTAGGCCTTCGAAGCCGTCTCTGCTGCGCCTGCGGAGCCTGCCGGGTCGCTGGCTGCCTGTGCTGCCGCTGCTGCGCCTGCTGGATCAAATGCGCTTGTGGGCTGAAACGCTGCCGAGTCCAGCACGTTCGATGGAGCGCCAGCGGGTAGAACTACGGCTCCCTGCGTAATCGGATCTGCTGCGGGGAGCTGTGCTGGCTGAACGATGCCCGTCAGAGCCGTTGCCGCAAGCAATCCCGAGGCGCTGAGGTTCTGAATGTTGTCTTTGAGCGTCCCAACATGCCCCGCCACTGTTGCGTCTGGGCCGATAACGCCATCGAACTGCCCAAGAATGCTCAGCGCGTTGTTGACTGTCTGAGCAAGCCCCTGCGCAAACTTCAGAAACTCCCATGTCGCATAGCCGTTGTCATCCACCAGCTTCGTGCGGGGCGTAAACGGGGAGACTACGAGATTTGCGGGGTTGTTGCTCATGCTCCGTCTGGCCCGTTCAGATACGCATCCCTGATGTACGTCGGTATAGGGTCAGTCTGCGACCACTCATAGACTCTGCGGCGTGCACGTCCCAAGCGGAGGAACCGAACCCGAGTCTGATATTCGCCCGACATCCCGCAATCGGCTGTATGCACGTTCGACCAGACACCGAAAACCGAATCGTCTGTCCAGCGCAACATGCACTGCGGTGCCCTGTCGTTGCCGTCGCCATCCTGCAAGGAAGGCTGAGGGCCCAGCCCTGTCGCCATGTCGATGGTCAATTTCGCGTGAGTCTCGTACTCAAGCTCATTCTGCGCAGTCGGCAGTCTGCGATAGCGCCGTATGACCTTACCTGCGAAGGCGGCGAATGAGTAAGTTCCGTCGCCATTGTTGATGACGGAATGCGTCTCGTAAATATTTCCTGACTCCCAATCGCCTAAGAGATGCTTGCCATTGACGTAGACGTGATTCCAGCTTCGATGCGGACTCCACGGACCATTGTCGTTGTCCCATTGGGCAAGCTTGAACCAGTTGTTTTCCCCTACGTCATACACCCAATGCCATGACGAGTTTGGAATATAAATTACCCACCACAGATGCCCATCGATCTGCATTGAGTAGCTTGCGATGGTGGCTATCTGCGTAGCGGAGAACGTTGCAAGGTCAATCTCTACCGCGTGCGTCGAGATCCGTTGCGGGGTGTAGCCGTTCGATCTCCATGCCGTGCGTCCACCGCGCCAGTCCTGATCGATCCAGAGCACGGAGTTATCAAGCAGGCAGGGCGCATTGAGTGCAATGTTTCCCTTTTCGATCAGAGCGCCTGGAATAGTCTCGAACACATCGTCATTGCCGGTGATCTGGTAGACCTGCGTATGGAAGAGCCCGTGCACCCAGAGTTCGTTGTGGTTCGCGATGATGCTCGAAATGTTCTCCGCAAAGACGGACACGCCGTTCACATTGAGCCCCGGCCACGTCATGCCGTCCAAGATGTCGGAGAACTGAAACTTGTTCGTGCCCAGCAGATTCACTACAAAGTAGGTGCCGAGATAGATGACGACTCCCGGCGTGCCTGCCATCTGCGCACTGACATCGGTCAGAACATCCGTTGCCAGGTCGTAGCAGTAAGCTGAGCCGAAGGAAACAATGAGTAGTTGAATACTCGAAAAAGCGATTGAGACTAGCTGCGCATCGTTGGTGATGGTGCCCCGAACCGTCAGGCTCTTGTCCGGGTTGATCTCGTAGAGCGTGTCGCCGCCTACTGCGAAGTGACGTGTTCCTGTCCAGCACTGCCCACGTACCGGAAGAGTCGGCAGTGTGACGTATGTCTCCAGCCCCGGCGCTCCCTTGAGCCCGCCCGTGCCCTGCGCCATCGAACCGCCATAGGCTCTGCCTGGAGTAACAGCGCCCTGCGACTCGACAGAGGTTTTGTACAAATTGATGCATTCTTCGTCGGCAAGAGACGTGTCCGTGTATGCTCCCCCGACGAATCCGATTCTAGGCACCTTTGGGCTTCTCCGTGCTCCAGCCAATGCGAATCAGGTTTTCAAGCTCTGCCTGCGTGTTGGCAGTGAGTTCCTTCACCGTGCCGTTCGGACGCAGGTAATAGACCTTGCAGGGGGCTGTCATTAGAGCGGTCCATAGGGCAAGCCGAACATGTCAGCCTGGTAGTTGTAGCCTGCCGGATCAGACGTGAGATCGGAGGTGATCAGCAAATCAGGCGCGTTTAGCGTTTTGACCATAGCTAACGATGAAGCCGCTTGCTCGGCAACTACTGCTGGAAGAGGTTGGGCAAATTCGGCGGCAAGATCGACCGCAAGATTGAAGCGGAACGCCTTGCGGTATCCCGGTGGGACTGCGATGGCCGTTGCAAGCGTGGCCGGTTGAGTCAGAGCCTGCCATGAGTAGATTCGAGCTTTGTTTCCCGGCTGATCCGTAGGGATAGGCCAGAAGTTCAGGGTCCGCAGCGGGAATCCGCCGTCGTCATAAACCCCCAGAGGAATCGAGCCTGGAGTTTTCTTGACGTTAATCTCCGTCTGCCACTGCTGCCAGGTCCACATCGGGATTGGCTGCTCAACAGGGTTTGCGGGGTCGGGATTGAAGATGATGGAACTCACCGCATCGATTGCCGCAGGCCGCGCCATATCGAAATCACCACCAGCCCCGAGTGTGTAGGCTTGCTGCCCTAGCACGAACGGGAAATCATCCGAGCGCGTGGTATAGATGCTCAGCCTATCCGTATTCCATGAGTCGATCATGTCATTCAGTACCGCAAGCGCATCGTTCGCCATGTCGATAGGCGTTGGTTCGCCCGCCGCTTGGACGTTGATGAGCCGTAACGCGCTGCTAATTAGGTCGAGGGCGGTTGCCATAGGAAGGCTTTGGTTCCTTCTTTTCGTTCAGGAGCGCTAGTTGATAGGCGATTTCCTTGAGCCAGCATCTATCCGGTTTATCGCCCGCCAGAGTCTCTTCAATTTCTTTGCTTGTCATGGCTACTCAAAAAGGCGGGTGCGCACCCCAGAGCACGCACCCGGTTGCAGTTGGGACTACTGGGCAATGACGCGGCAGGCAAGCTCAGGCCTGATTGTCTTGTACCCATAGAGCACGTCGATACGGGCCGGAATGGTCGCATCGGAAATGCTGTACTGCTGCGCGATGGACATGGAAATTCCGTCCATAACCTGACGGGTTCCCCATGCGCCGTACTTGGAAGGATCGACCAGATCGGCAGTGACGAACGTGAAGGCGTCCTCCTGGAAGAGAATCGACTGCTTGTAGAGAGCCGATGCGCCTCCACCAATCTTGACAACAGTCAAACCCGCACCCACAGCAGTCACGTTCTGCAGAGCGCCAGAGGTGACAGGAGTGGGAGAGATCGACATGTTGCCAGCGCCGCCCGCGTAATCCGCAGTCACGACGAACTTCTGCAGGAATCCGCGATCGAGTTTGGTTTCGGGATCAACCGCATCCACTGTCGAGAAGGTCACGATATCGCCCTTCTTAAAGGTGGTTGAGCCCGCCGCCATGACCGCCGTTGCGCTGCCAGAGGTCAGGGTTGCGGTGTAGCCGGTTGTGGCCGCAGCGGTGCCCGTCTGGAAGGGGTTGAGCAGGGTGTTTTCGTAGGTGTCGAAGCCGTTGACCTTGCCGATTTTGCCGGTGAGGTAGGGCTTGGACACGGACTCCTGCGGGTTGAAGTTGCCCTTGATGTCGTTCAGGTAGTTGATGACGTGGCCGGAATTGAGCACTGCGCTCCGGTTGAAGTCAGGGGCAAGGTACTGATTCAGGATTCCGCGCCCGTTGTTGAAATCCTTGTATGCAAACGGATTTGCGTTGTCGTCGTAGGCGTTGTAGACATCGAGCAGCATGTTCAGCGCGTCGGCTTCGATGGTTGAGGCCAACTGCGAAACTGCCGGAACGATATAGCGCTTCGAGAAGTCATCCAGCGTGAGGGTCAGTTCCTGCTGGCTGAAGGTGAAATCCACGCCCTTGACCGTGGAAACAGTCAGCACCTGGCTCTGCTCGGTGATGTCCTGATTGACGCGAGTCCAGCCGGTGCGGGTCGTAAAGCGGTTCGGCATACGAATGGTCAGAGAAGGACCAATTTTGCCGGAAGGCGATGCCCCGGAATTGGCGAACTGGTTGTCGTATTGCCGGTTGATGTTCGAAATGAAGTTGAGCTTCGCATGCAGGACGCGCAGCGCTTCCCGCGTGATGATTGTGGGTGAAAGAAGTGTGTTGGACACGGGTTAGATCTCCCGAACGCCCTCTAGCCGATCCCGAGTTGCTTATTGCGTTTCCGCATCCACTCTTCGGAGGACAGGCTGTCGTCGTTCACGTCAAAGGCCCGCGAAGATCCCCCAGTGACAGGGGAAACAGGCTTCGGGGCTTGTGTTTGGCGTTTTTCAGGAGCTGCGAATTTGCCGTCATTGCCACGTACAGGCATCTTGGCTGGCTTCGCTAATTCTTCCGCAATCAGGCTTTCCACCTTGGTCACATATCGGATGGCCTTGTTCGGGTTGCTCTTTGCCATATCTACGAACTTGGCAAGTTCTGCCGGGTCCGAGCCGATGGTGTAGAGCAGGTGGGCCATTACGTCCGAGTCGTTGATCATGCTCAGAACGGGCAACGGAATCAGTGGCGCTCCTTTTTCGCTGATGGTTTTGGCGAGGAAGTTATCCTTGATCTCGTCAAAATCCGCGTACCTGTCGCGAGCCTCACTGACGCGTGATTCAAGCGCTTGCTTCTCTGCATTTACTCGCTGCTCGATCGTGTCGAAGTGCCTGCGCACCTCATACAAGTGATCGGCCATCGCAGCATTCGCGTCTTCGTAGCTCGCATCGGGGTTCTGCTTGGCATATTCCTCGATGAAAGCGGAAGGCTTGAATGCCTGACGGTATTCCTGATAATTCTGGGGCGGCTGCGGCTGAGCGGGTCTAGCGGTGGACGAGTCCGGGCGGGCGTCCTGTTTCGTAACCTCTTCCAGCTTGCGCCTGAGTTGATAGCGTTCGGCGAGTAATTGCTTGATGCGCTTGTCGGCGGGAGTTTCTTCTTTTTGCGGTTGCTCCTGGGCTTCATCCGGGTCCGAATCCGGGTCAATGTCGGATTGTTCAGTCTCTTTCGACTCGTCAGCAGGGGCCGATTCTGCGGGGTCGGCTGGTTTGAATCGTTCGGGGATCGTGCCATCCTCACGGTACTTGCTGAACTCCGCTAGGCTGACTTGCTCTCCGTTAAACACATCTGCGGGTGACGATGCCGCTTGGGTCGTCTCATTCATGGTGTTGTCCTTGGGTGTTACGTGAAAATCTTCAGGCGTGGGGCAGGATTACTGCTCTGCCCCTTGGGTTGTCGCCTGTGCAACTTGAGCAGCTTCCTGCTGCTGTGCGGCGTCCTGAGCGCTCTGTGCGCTTTGGTGGCCCGCCTGCTGATCTGTTAGCTGCGCTTGGTTCTGGGCCTGCTGCTGGCCTTGTGCGAGCGCCTGAGCGTGTTCCTGTGCAGACATAGCCGCATCGTGAGCCTGCGAGTGCAATTGCTTGGCGAACTCTTCAACGAATGCCAGACGCTCATCCAGTCTTTGCGCCTTGGTGTTGATCTCGGCAACAGCCAACTGCGCTTGCAGCTTCTTGTCTTCAAGCGCCATGTCTGCCTGGAACTTCGCGGCAACTTCCTGCAGTCTGTTCTGGCCCTCTTGCATCTTGGCTGCCCGCTCAAACTGGAGCTTCTGGAGCTCTCCACCCAACGCCTGCATCTGCTGTTGAGCCTGGGCAAGCATGGCCTGAGCCTGTTCCGGCGTCTGGTCGCCATGATCCTGCAGTGGAGGCGGCAGCATCTTGTGCAGACGCTCTGCGATCTGGTCTGCGCCCGCAAGGTCGGACTGTTGAAAGAAAATGTCGCCGATGACGTGAATGAGATCGGGGGCGCTCTGCAGAACCTGCTGCATCGTGTCGAACGATTCAGCGCGTTTCGAGTCGAACGCCTGCCCCATCGAAACGACATACGACATTTTTGCGCCAGCAACCTTGTAATGCTTGATCTTTCCGGGGGATTCCTCGTATGCCTTGTTGATCGTGACTACTTTTTGCTTCTCGTCTTCGCCCAGAATCTCAATCTCGCGCTCTGTATCGTAAATCTTCGGCACTACTTCAGCGATAATGTCGCCGCCCTGCTTGAAAGAGCGTGCAAGGTTGTCTATGTAGTGCATCGTAGTGAGATTGGCCTGATCTCTGCGGGCTAGAATCGCTTTGCCGCTCGTCTCATTAGCCTGATTGCCGAGCGATGCATCGAAGATCCCGGTTGTGGCCTTCATATCATCCACTTCCTGCGCAACAAAGGCAGAAAGCGATGCGATGGGAGGCTCAAATGTCTGTCTTTGCGGAGGCGGGGCGGGTCTGCCTCCTGCATCGACCACGTTGTATTCGAGTACCGTTGCCGTGGTGTTGGCATTCTCCCACTGTTGCTGCTTGCCGCTGGGAATCTGGCCTACTGCCATGATCCAGGGAGAAATGGGAGCTATCGAAAGCGTCTCGGCAATGCGCGATTTCGTGTAGTTGAGGAGCTGCTGAGCGGCTTTCTGCGGGCGCACCACTGAGAACAACTGAGGCTTGCCCTCGATGATCATCTGCTTGCCCAGAACCGGAATAATCGGGATAGTCGAGCCTACCCAGTCATACTCTTCCAACACTTCCATGCCGTTGATCTTGGAGCATTTGACTGGCGGCTTCGGCCTTCTCTGGCGCGACTTGGTTTTGCCTGCTTTCGGCTGTGCTTCATCGTCATCATCTGAAGCCTGAGCCTGCTCGACGTACCAATACTCAGCAATGCGAACCGAGTCAGAGCCAACCCAGCCTTCCGAATCCTTCTCTGCTTCCGCCCAGTCCAAGGACGCAAGAGACGATTTCGGATACTGCAGCTTGTACTCTTCTTTCGGCACGTCCTCAACCACGAAGGCAAAGAACACCTTGCGATTGAAGCACGAAGGAACCAGCACGCCATAGATTGTCAGCGGGTCGTAAACCGGAACAACCTTGAGCTCTAGTTCGTCGCCCTCGTCATAGGCGTAATCGGTCAGAAAGCGGTAATAGCCAAACGAACCGCCTGCCGAGTATTCAATGGCCGTTTCATAAGCAACTTGAGCCTGCGAATCGTACTGGATGTAGCGTGCCAGTCCTTCCAGAATCTCCGCAGTGTCCTTGTCCTGATCCAACCTGGGCGCGAACTTAATGGTCGGCTTCTTTTGCCGCGCTTCGTTCGATACCTGCTGCACAAAGGTATGACAGCGAGGAAACGACATAGCAGGACGCTTGGCGGCGCGTCTCTGCTCTTTGATCACAGGGTCCCACTGCTCATCCCCATCGGGAGAGGCGAACTTTAGATCGTGGGCGAACTTCTTGCGGAGGTCCTTTTCGTCCTCTGCTGCAGCAGCGAAGCGCTTACGCGCCCGCGCTAGAAATTCGTCTTTCTTGCTATCTTCCGACAATGCGTCTCCAGAGTGCTTCTAAAGCAACAGCGGTGTAGTTCAATTTTCCGCATCCTCATCGGACAGCACGGAAGCGATAGACATCCACACGCTTGCTACACACTTCGCATGGCGTCGATCACGCTCGATGATGCGCTGCATAGCGGCGTTTACCTCGCCAGGAGGGAAGATGAGTCCCAGACGTGCAATGACCGCCGCTTCTTCGGCTATTTGCTGGATAACGTCCATCACTTCTCTGCTTTCTTGCGGATGTCCGCTGCCACGTCAGGCTTGATGAAGGATTTCGTTGCGTCGGCAGTGCGCTGCGCATTGGCCTGCTTGTTCATGTCGGCAATGGCTTTGTCATGGTCGCTCGGAGTAGGAGCGGAGACGTGCTTCGACCACATGTCCTTCATGCCCTGAATGAAGGTGTCGCCAGTGATGAACTTGTGAAACGTGTCGGCGAGCCCGCCTGCTATGCCGTTCTGATCTTCCATCTACTTGCCTCCCTTGGCCTTCGCACGGATGCGGGCTGCAGCAGCGGGGCTGATTCTAGAGGGCAGCTTCATGCCTTTTGAGGCACTGTTCCACTCACCAACATCAACCCCCTGCTTTTCGAGCTTGGAGCGGTTTGCGTTGAAGTAGCGCTCTTGCGCCACTGACTTGTAGGGCATGGATTAGACAGTGGGAGCAGGCGATGCCGGCGTCGCAGCGCTCAGGTTCTGAATATCCGTCTGCGCGGTGGCAAGCTGCGATTTGAGAGTATTCACGGCATCGAGTACGGCTGGATCTTCCGAAGACGCGCCGGAATTGGCAAGCGCGGCTGCAGCGGCGTTAACCGCATCGGTGAGGTTGTTGACGACGGTTGCAAAGTCGGTTGCGAACTGCTGAAGAGCAGCGAGGCCGGGGAGTGCTGTGCTCATGGCGTGTTTGATCTCCTGTAGGATTTGGTTGGTCTTTCGTGATTCGTTCACTAAGTGCTTAAGTAGGCGATCTTGGCTGTGATCTTGCTCATCAATGATGATGAATTCCATTTATGCCATCCATCCATCGGAACCCGAGCGGTAGTACTGCTCAACTACCGGCTCAGACTGTCTTTCCGGTTCCCTAATACCTACTGCTAAAGTTCGGAGTGCATCTGCTGGGTGTGAGGCGTCGTCATGCAATGGCTGACTACGCGGAACCGATGTGTTCACGGCTTTCACTTCGATCGGCGGACCCCATTGATAGCGGCGGAGAAGCGTGAGGCCTTCGTCGCACAACGACTTGTCAAAGTACATCTGCGGGAATAGGGTTCTGACCGCGTTGATGCCGTGATGAACCTCAAGCCTGCGAACCACGCGAACCTTGAATCCATTGGCCCGCATGATGTCTTCGATCGACTTTCCAGTGCCGAGTTCCTTTGTTGCGCCGTCCCAGGGAAGCCAGCACGTTCCGATCACATATCCCCAGGTCTGCACTTCCTTGAGGTAATAGCCAATTGCCTGATGGTCGTCCTGAAAGTAGCGAAGCAAGCGAGTATCAAAAGGTGTACGCTGTGCTGCCCAGATTGCCACCCGATCGCCAAAGCCAAGGTCAAAGAACAGGTCAACTGGCTGCATGGGATCGTAAGGCACGTTCCGAATCCTGCCCTCGTTCTCCGCTGCGATCAGTTCGGCCTTGTAGATCGCCCCTTCAACTGTCGAGCGCGTTGCGCCCTCGTACACGTGGTGAAAGGTGTCTGGATCTCTTTCCTTCAGCGTCTCAATCTTTGCCTTCGACTCATCCGACAGCCAGACATTGTCTTTGTAGCTCGTCTTAACAGTCACAGCGCCTTTGGGCGGATGAATGACGAAATCCTGATAGACGGGATCGCCTTCCAAGTCAGGATTGAGCGACCACCAGATCTCAGACCCAGGCTTACGAATCGTCGGCAGCAGAATGGTTAAGCTTCTGCGTGATACCGTGCTGGCCTCTTCCCCCCAGAAGATGTCGATGGCTTCGTAAGACTTGATGGAGCTAACCGTTTGCTTGCGGAGGCCGCAGAATACGAACTCAGTGCCGTTCTTTCCCCTAATCTCTGATTGCAAGGGTGTGTAGAACGATTCGAGGCCCAAGCGCACAATCTGATCTGTTAGCAGCTGATGAACCGATTCCCTAATCGAGTCCATCGTCTCGCGTCCGCACAGGATACGCAGCGGATTTGGCCAGCCCGGTATTGAGCCTGTGCCCAGAAGTAAGAGAGCTTGCGCGATTGACCAGCTCTTAACTCCATCTCTGCCGCCATACAGTGTTTTGTAGGGGTGGTGCTCAAAGAGGAAGGCGAGCTTGTCTAGGAACTGGACCTTGGCTCTTGCTGGCTCGACTTGGGCGGTTTGCACTGGAAGCATCGACAGTTGAACGGATGAAGCTGTTTCAGCGGAACCAGCGGGACAGGTTTAGATTCCGAATTGGCATTCCACCGCCGAGTCCTGCATTTCCTATTTGGGCAGTGCGTTGGAACCCGCTCGTTGACCTTCAGCCACACATACCCGCAAACATCGCAAATCCACGCTTCAGCTGTCGTTGATCCCATGTGCGCATTGTACACAGCATCTGTGCGCAATGTACACACTACTGCGGGTTCGGCTTCACAAACTCAACCGTGATTGCTGCCTGGATCGGCGGGAGATCGTCTGCGCCACCTAAAGCCAGCTTGTCAGTCCAGCCGTAATTCTTGAGCGCAAATATCGCGCCGGTTGGATTGTTGCTAAATAGCCTGTTTTCAGCGTAATTCTCGCAAACGCTCTTCAACTCTTTTACCGCGTCAGAAAACTCGGAGCGCTTACCATATTCAATGAGAGATTCACGCGAACTCAATCCGAGAGCTAAAACCAGTCCAGTCACCAAGATAGGTTGTTCTTTAGCTTTGCATTCATCGAAATAGGCGTAACCCCGATTCAACATTTCTTCCGGGGATTCGATAATGCGGGGTCTAGGCATGTGCTTGGCAGAACTGGTTGGCCTGTTTCAGCAGGGCAAAGGATTGACGGGTTGAGGCTTGTGCGTTTGGAGCAGGCTTGAAGATGAGGCCGGGGAGCTCAGCGTAGATCGGCTTTTTGACCATTTTGGCTTTCCCGTCTTTGCTGATGACTTCAACCCAATAAAACATGCCTTCTTGCTGCCTAGCTGCTTGCGAGCGTCTCTGCACGATCTGTGCGAGATTCAAGTCTCTAATGCTCTTTCCTTGCACAACCCATTCAGAAACGCAGTTTTCTATGCGTCCTTCGGCTTGACGGACTTTCAGATAGCACTTGGTTGTCAGGTTGAGCACACGAGCAGATGCCAAGACTCCTCCAGAGACTCTAAGGGCTTTGGTTGTCACACTTGACCCAACTTTTGACCCTGAGTCGGGCATCACAGGACAGCTAAAGGGGGTTGCAAGAGCAAATATAAAGCGTTTGTAGATGGTGTCAAGCACAAAACGTTCCACGTGGAAACATTTGAGCATCATATGTGCAGGAGAACTCTGGAAAATGCTAAGCCTACTGATTTCTCTGCTGATTCTCTGCCTGATCCTGGGCATCGTCTGGTGGATTATCACCATGATTCCCGTTCCAGCTCCGATGGTCTGGGTTGTGCGCGTGATCTTCGCGATCATTTGCCTGATTGCGCTTATCTCGCTGCTGACTGGATCTTGGGCATTCCCGGTGTTTGGGCATGGCGTTCTGCGGTGAGCAATCCGGAACAGCAACTCAGAATTGATCTTGCTACGTTCTTTGCATGGGCATCCATGAGCTGCTGTTTCTCATCAACCGAAACAAACTTGAGAGAGCTTTCGGGGCCGATGCATGCAATTCAAACCACAAGTCCGACTCCTCATCCATGTTCAGCACAGCAATGGGCTTAAATCAGAGCGAGTGCTCATCTTCCCCGAGCGCCGATACTCCATGCTGCCCACTACAAGACGAGAGACGCTAAAAGCGGTGCCGCCTCGCTCCTAAAGTCTGATCGTCATTGCCTCTGAGGTGATGATCTCTCATCAGCAGGCCGGCGATCGACTGTTGCAGCTTCTTATCCCTTGCTGCTGCTGCAAAGGCTTCCTTTTCATGCAGTTTGCAGAAGCCTTCATCGTTTACGTGGCGCAATGCTACTGCTCCGCAAAAACAGGTCATTTCCCCTCCTGTGGGGCTGGCCGTGTGGCCCGCCGAAGTAGCTGGCAAACGTCTGCTACGGCCATAAGCCCGCAGTTGCTCAGGTCGTCCTCGGGGATTTCTTGCAGCATCGTCAGCGCTGTCTTCATCTCCCGTTGCAGCGCCTCGACTTGTGCCTCCAATTCAGCTTCGCGAGTACTCCGCATGGCTGGCCACCATTCCTGTATAGGCCGCGTCATTTGCTCTATCCTTTCTGCGCTCGTCAAACCATCGTGTCCGCGTTCATCTTCTATCTGGCTCATCTCTCCCCTCCCCTATCTGGGCCGACATCTGGCTTATCGCTCCCGCAACTCATGCATTTCCATGCTTCCACTAGCACTCTTCCTTTGAGCGGGTTGCTGAATCGATTCGGCACCATAATGGCTCCGCAGATCGAACACGTTGGATTGCCATCCAATTCTGGATGTGACACTGAAAGATATCCGCAAAATGTCACTTACTCTCCCCTCCCTGCGTCTGGCGCGTGTTCCATGCTGCGATGGCTTGTTCGTCGGTGTAGTAGCGGTGGTCAGGCATTCCGTCGGGATCGTAGTACTCTCCCATTGCGCACCAACAATCGCTGCCCATGCAAGCCACATAGAACCG